CGATCAAGTCATCGATCCCGCTTATGCCCGTGATCGGGTTGGTCCACGTTGGCGTGTTGTTTGTGCCGTCAAAGCCTTGTCTGTGATCTGGGTATCTTCTGTCCAGGTCGTACCGGCGTCATCGGTCCAATAGGCTTCTCCATCTTCATAGACCACAAGCCAAATGTTTTGATCCCACATAGAGATCGAGTTGACTTGTACCGCCGCTTGAGCCGCCGGCCCTGTGACCAAGCTCCAGGTTTCGCCGCCGTTCTCAGATTTTACAATGGCATTGGATGCGCCCACGGCAATGATAAAGCGATCGGATAGCGCCTTGATCCGGAGTAGGTTGCTTGACGTGACCACACCGGGGTTTCCACCGTCCGCCGTGGCCGCCGTTACGGCACCGTCATCCGAGAACCAAATATACCCGTTGGCACCTGCGATCCAGATAGCAGTAGGCGATTGCACTACCACGGCCTGGGGAGCGTTGGCGGCATAGTCGGAAAGCGTGACTTCCGCCCACGTGGTTCCGCCGTCCGTGCTGTAGGCATGTGCCCCTTCCGCCGCACTGACCACCACGATCAAGTCATCGATCCCGCTTATGCCCGTGATCGGGTTGGTCCACGTTGGCGTGTTGTTTGTGCCGTCAAAGGTGAACCAAGTCCAGGTTTGGCCGCCGTTGCTTGATAATCCCACCTGTGGGTTACCGCCAATGTCAGCCGTGCCCACAGCCATTTTGCATCCAACCGCCGGCCCGTTCACACTGGGGCACTCTTCATGGGCAAGCCAAGTAATGCATGTGATGTTTCCGGCCTTGTCGGTATCGATCAATTGGGCGTCCAGCTTGCGGATGTTGTAAAACGACAAAGGCGGCGCACTGAAGGGCATCGTGATCAAGACTTCACCTTGATCGTCCCGAGTGTACACCGTTTCATCATCGGTGGAATACTCGGTAAATTTGCCCCGGATGTACCGATCAATTGCGTTCCAGTTCATTTGATCGGACCTGGAGCCGGTCCCTTCTAGCTGAAGCCTAATGTCAACGTTCCATCTGCAATCTGCCCACATTTCAGCCTTGATCGCATTGACAATACTCTTCTTCATCACCATGGTGCCCGTGGTGGACCCTGGCCGTGATACGATCTCCGAGTCTTCCCGGAAGCCCGTGGCCTGGGTTGCATCCATACATTCCGTGTGCTCCACGTCGCCTAATGGTTTGGTTACACCCTGGAGCCGTGAGCAATCACCCGTGTACTCGTATGGATTGATGGAAGGGTGGATCTTCATGAATGGGGTTTGGAAGCCCCTTTGGATAGTGGTTTGATCAACAGTTGTTGACATCTTTATACCTCCATAAATTTGTCCACAATCTCACTTGCGGATAGGTCACACGATCGGGCTACACCTACGGCCCACGTTGGATCAACTTCCGTATTGAAAACAATGTGATGTTTCCACGCACTTCCCACCACTCGGGGCGGCAAGTTTGGGGTTACATCAAAAGCACAAGCCAAGTCAGCTTGATCAACAGACAAGATACCATCTTCAGCTATGGCTACCTCAGACAAGGGCAAGATCAAGAAGCGGCTACTATGAAACAAGATCACGTTGGGGTTGCCCTTCCGGTACTGCTTTGGATCAAAGAATATGATTTGTTCACCCTCTGAAGGCAAGTAAACCACCCCCTTTACTATAGTTCTGCTCTTGTTCCTCAAAAAACATCCAAGAATACCACGCCCCATCCATCAAGCCCCATGGGCAGTTGATCCGTTCCCTGGTCTGTGAATGGCTCATGTTCCGATCCCGGCTCCAGAAGCGATCTTGGGGTTGGTGACCTGTCGGGCACGGCGCTTCTGGCATCAAAGTGTGAGCAAGACGGATGATCGCTTGATCCCACCCTGGCGGCAAGGTCTTCAGCCCTGATTGATAATGCAGAAATGCCACGTCCGGAATTCCTTGGAATGCCGTCCGCCGCCGCCATTGGCCGCCACCGTAACAAGCCGGATAGATGGCCACATAGCCCAATTCCCGCTCTGAAGGGAAGATGCAAGCCGTTTCCGTGTTCTCCTGGCATGCGCTCGTACTACAATTCCGGCGTGTCCGGACCACTGCTTGCACACTTGGATCGTTGTATTCCCTGGCCACGGTGACCGTTTCCACAAAGTTGTTGTTATCGTCAAAGTCCACCGGCAAGTTGTGCCGGGTGCTCAGTTCTGGCTTGACCATCCGGACCTTTGGCCACGTAATGATAATGTTGTTCGGTCCTACCTTGATCTTGGACGGCTCCGGGCCATAGGTGTGGGTGCCATCGGCATAGTAGATCCGGATCTCGTCTTTGGAGCCCACCCCGCCACTGGGCGCTATGGCCGTGGCCCAATCGCCGCTATAGGTAACCGTGGCATGGGCGGCGTATACGGATGTTTTCTTTTGTCCGGCCTGGATAAACGCCTTCCAGTCCAAGCTTGTCGGGTTGTAGTAGTATGATCCCCTTCCACTCCAGGGCCACGCACCTGCAAAGTCGTGCCATGCATAGTACCCAGAGCGGCCCGATGTTGAGACATAGCCACGCATATCCGCCACGATCACTTCTTCCCCATCTTCATCCACCCAAGTGGGGGCAAGGTGGACCCGGATCTTGTTCTCGATCTGGCGTTCCGCCGCTCGTAAGTATTGATAAATCATCTGGCGATCCCAAAAGTCGTAAAATTGGGTGGATTCCGGCACGTAAGCGCCCCGCTTCACGCCATAGAATAGGTATTCGTTTACCCCGATCGTTTGGATGTATTCAGTTAGTGAGATCGGCACCGGCGCAATGCCTGGAGCGGTAAAGCCCGGCGCATAGAATGGACTTGGATTCACCATACTATTTTATACTCCCCTGGCCTACCCTCAAAAAAGGCCATGTCCCGTGGGTGTATTGGTATAAGCGTGTTGGGACAAATGGCATAATCCTGGCCTGTATACCCGCCCGGCACGGTGAAAGTCCCGGCACGACCACCGATATACAAAATCTGCTTCCATGTCGCATCCGGTTTGAAAATCCGTCTTGGCTTTGTCCTGCTCGGACCCGTCCGAGTTGGGCACCCTCAACCCATTATGCTAGTCCCTCACAACAACTATGAAACTTCTTAAAGTTCGGATCGGCGGTTACCTCTTCCATCGTGTGGAATTCCACCGGCGTTTTGATCCTCTTGGCTGAAGAGCATTCAGGTTTGTGGACAGTTCCAGAACTCGACATGAGATATTGAGGCCCGATATCTTCCACGTCTTTGGTCACGATCGCACTGGGGGGAGCGGCGGCCATCATTGCATCCCTTTGCTGTTGCATGAGCACGTGCAAAGGAAGGGCTTGCGGCTCCGGGATCGGCTCCGAGAATGCAGTAACCACCGGCGTTCTAACCGGTTGGGTTGAAACGCTTGATCCCCATCGCAAAAGCCTAAATTCTGCAAAAGCGTTGTAAAATAGTGCTTCCGGCTCCGGCAACCACCTTCTTTGTTTGATCATGGGTGATTGATCGTTGCCAATGGCCGCCCACATCCGGTTCACGGTGCGGCCCTGTGTTGGGTTAAAGGCCACTGAGAAGGAAGCCTTCTTGGCTCCTATGTACTCAACCAATCCCATCCGTGTGCTTTGTTCCATCTTGATCCTGCTTTCTAGCGTTATTCACGCAAGGTGCTCTTTGAATGCACCCCGGAAATAGACCGGGTTGCGATCAATTAGACCCTTAAAATAGGTTGGCTTGTCGGCAAAAACCTTTTCCGCCAACATACCTTCACCGTTTCTCTTCCGATAGTAGGCCACGCCCGTAAACTTGCGGGGTGTCCAGTCGGCTTGTATAAGTCTTGATAAAAAGTCCCACGATTCAAAGCCGCCTATCGTTTCATCGTACCCGCCCACAAACTGCCAAGCGTGCTTTGGAACCACTGTTGTGGCGTTCGTTGGTTGCATCGCACGCATTGAAGCCTTGTTGACCGTTGGCTTGACCACCCTTTGGGCATCCCCAAAAAGTTCCACGTTGCTGTAAAGCCAAGTGTGCTTGATAATCGCCTTCTTTGCCCTGGCGATATAATGATCCGAGATCCGATCGTCAGCATCTAGAGCAATGCAGTGTTGCATGGTCGTGGCCCGGATCCCGGCATTTCTAGCGGCGGGCAAGCCCTTGTTTTCCTGCTTGATCACAAAAACGGGCACCCTTTTCCTACTGGCCAACGGCGCAAGCGCCCCAAGCACATCCCCCGGCGATCCGTCATCCACTATAATGATCTGATCGGCCCTGGCCCTGAGTGCAGAGTTTACCGCTTCAAGCAAGAACTCTTCATGGTCATAGCAAGGCACGATCACGGCCATACCGGCATAAGTCGGTTGTTTCCACCACGTGGCCGGTGCGTACCACACCCGGATCCCGCTCTCATAAAGCGCATCATGGAAGGCTTGCCACGGATAAAGTTCTTGGCTCTTTAGTGCCCAGTCCCTCAAGAATGCCTTCACGGGTTCACTGAAGGCCATCCATAGGAGCCCTGTATACATAGTTGGCTCTTCTTGGTGCTCTCGGAGCGGTACAACTATGTCATACCCTTGGGCCAAGACCCTGAAGCCAAGCTTGCAATACTCGGGAGCTAACCACGATTCTGGAAACATAAAGAGTGCTTGATCGCCTTCATCGTAGCAGTCCAAGGCCACTTCCGGATAGTGGAGCGGCATAACATAGGGCACCTGGCGCATGGGTATGGATACTTGGTTGGGCGTTTCTACTTTGTTTGTTCCCGATCTATAGATCGTTTGTCTCATTGTCCAACCTTCCGCATGCGTACCATCCAAGAATTTCCGCCCGCCGTGCCTGTGACTGAAAGGATGGCCCATGGATGGTATCCATACATCTGGCCCCGCTTGCCGTATTCGCCCCGAGTCGGATCGAAAAAGTCAAAAGTTCGGTTGCTCCACCCCCTATGAATGTGCTGTGGATCGTCCGCCACGGTGGGGGAATTGTGATCCGGCACTTTGAAAATAAGCAAGCCGTCCGGCTTCAGGAGCCGCCAACACTCTTCCACGCTCGTATCCAGCCGCAACCAAAGATGTTCAAAGACCGCAAGAGCCAAAACCTCTTCAAAAGCCCCATCTTCCCACGGCCATGGGAGCACATTCAGATCGTGGACCACTTGAATGCCTGGCAGTTTGATAATGTCACTGTTAAGGTACCCTTGACGTGGCCGATCCCCGGCCCCAAGTTGTAGCTTCATGCTAAAACTTTCTAACTAGTTATGATACCTTCCACCCCGCCTTCATAGCGTGGGGATATAGGTACATAGCCGTTCCGTTCCACCTGTCCTTCAATCACCCTTCTAACGTTCTCGGTGAATCCGGCGCTATTGGTATTCTGGAGCCGCAATTGGAAGTTTTGGATGACCTCTTTTTGCGTTCTACCTGAATACCCAAGCGCCGATCCGGTGCGGCCTTCCGATAACTGCCAACCGGTTTTTGACCCTGCTGGCCGGTGAATGAAGAGATCTTGATCCTCAAAGCCCGGCACCTTGACCGATCTTCCCTTGACCTTCTGCCATTCGATGGCCTGTACTTTGCCCCCCTTCACAAAGCCTTCTACTCGGGCTATATAAAAGTCATCTGATACCTTCTTGGCCGCCATAGCGTTTTTGGCTTCCGTTGCGGGCTTTTTGAGTTTTCCGGCATGATGGATCGTTATTCCCTTTTTTCCTTTTGGATCATCATAGATCTTTGGCTTCTTGCCCTGCATTGCTTCGATCCGGTCTATGTGCCCCAGAGCCGTGCCCGCTTTATGCCGATCTCCGGCCCGATCGGCCTTGCTCCATTCAGCTTCATAGTGATAGCGGGCATTGTCTAGGCTTCCATGTCTTCCGGCATAATAGATCGCATCGCTCATGGCATCGGTATCGGTCAAAGGTGTGCTTCCATCATACTTATGGGCCTCTTTTGCGCCCTTCCACGCCTGGAGTACATTCCATCGAGTTTCACGGTTCATGTTGTGCCGCTTGACTGCCATTTGATAATTAGCCACGGCATCATCGCTCATTTGATCAAGCACTGAATCTTCTTTGGCCTGAAACTGGCGCAAGTCGGCGGTTGGGCCACTGGCCAAAGACATAGCCGCACCCATACCCCGCTTTGGAGCCGATCCGCCCCTTTGGCCCTTCACCCCGGCATGTCCCCAGTTCCCAGAGCCTGGCCCACCCTTTTCCGCCACGGCCAACCTGGCAACCGGATCTTGATTGATAATCCATGTTTGTAGCCAAGTCATCGCTTCACCCCTTGTACTCTCTTCCTGTGCCGCCGTATCGTGGCGATCGCAAAGGATCGCCCCTGCTTACGCTCTGATTCACGGCACTAGTGATCTGGTTCTGGAGCGTGGTCCGCCCTGCACTCTTTATTTTGTCCAGTGTGTTTGTCAGCTTCCTTATAGCTTCTCTTTGGGTGCCGCCGTATTGCACAATAAGGGATGTACCAGTGCGGCCTTCTGAGATAGTCCAACCGCTCTTCCCTTCACCAAGTGGCCGGTGAATAAAGAAGTCTTGATCCTCATAGCCCGCCACTTTGACCGGTTTGGCCTTGACCTTCTGCCACTCTTGGGTAACCCCACCCCCGATCGTTCTCCGGCTCACTGGGCGGTTTATGTAATAGTCATCTGTGACCCGTTTGGCTTCCAAGATCTTCTTTGCTTCCGGCCCGGATGGTTTGGCCGTTTCGACCGGTTTGGGTTTGGGCTTGGCCTTTTCTTTCAAGCCCGGCACTCGTTCACCCCTGGCCCGTGTAATGGCATCCACCCGGTGCACCTTCCACTCCCATTCTTCTTTATTCGGATCTGCCATCAGATCCGCCGTTTCTTGGAAGTTGGCCCTTGCTTGTTTCAAACTGCCATGGCTAGTGGTATAGGTAAGGGCTTCCGCCATAGCCGGATAGTCATCCATCGGCTCATACATGCTATGCCGATCTAGTTCTTTGAGTGCTTTGTAGCTCTTCAGGGTATCCATCTTTTGCTTTTTGTCCTTCAAAAGCCCAGACTGGACGGAAGATTGATAAAGCCTCTTGGAATTCTCTTCAGCATCGGCCAAGTAAGCGTCCTCTATGGCCTTCATCTGGCGATCTTCCCAATCCTTGCCGGTACGCAAAGACATGGCCGCACCCATGCCGGACTTGGGAGCCGATCCACCCTTTTGGCCTTTCACACCTGCATGACCCCAGTTCCCAGAGCCTGGCCCGCCCTTTTCGGCCGTGGCCAACTGGGCAACCGGATCTTGATTGATAATCCATGCTTGTAGCCAAGCCGTCATTGTGCACCTGCCATTCTGGCCTTGCCATGTATATGCCACACTTCAAGGGCATGCTCTCTATTGGAAGCATTGGCCGCCCACCCGAGTGGCCAAAGCTTGACCGGTGTAAGCGCCAAAGCCCGCACCAAAGCCCCTTGATCTCGGAAGCTGAAACGGCCCCACTCTGCATGCCAAGTCTCAAAGAATCGTTGCACTGTTGGACATATGCGCCAAGAAAACAAACCGCCCGCAAACTGGGTTAGTTCGCCGGTGCCAAAGGCATTCTTGATGTGTTGCTTTTCTTCATTGTTCTTGAGTCGGCACCGATCCACTACATCCGCCAATTCATCCCGGACCATAACCAGTTCCCAACCGTCAAGCAGTGGTTGCAAGAAGCGATCTAGCGGTTTCAACACAAGCGTGTCAACGTCCATGTATAGCGCATATGTCCAACCATCGGGCACATACCGCCAAATCTGAGTCTTGATGCTCCTGGCTCCGATATCGGTACTTGGCTCCTGTAGGCACATGCAGTTTGGGAAGTTGATCGATTGATCCCCGATCACCACTATAGGCATGTCCGGGTGATGCACTCGGAGCGAGTCCGCACAATCATAGAAGCACTGGATCGCCTTCTGGCCATAAGCCACAAACATAGCGCCTATGTTAGCATACCCGTTTGATGGCTTGTTGACAGGCTTGCGCAAAGTTTTCCACCGTTCTATTGGCCACGCTCTGGTATCGCTTCACTCTTCCCAACTGGAAGACCCGGAGCCGGGCAAGCATTGATTGAAAATCGCCCCGCTCGTATGTGGGCACTTGGAATTCATCTACCATTCCCACATGTGCCGGAGCCACAACCGGCACGCCACATCTAAGCGCCTCTAGCATCGTTACCGGCCCGCCTTCTACTTCAGACGTAACCAGAAACACATCAAGTGATTGATAAAACTTGGGCATATCCGCCCACTTGTAAAACTTGGTCGGGCACGGCCATCCTTCGCCCGCCCCAACCACATCAAATTCTCCAGTATCGACCAACCGGCGCACCAAGTCTTCACCCTTGCGAGATAGGGCATAGACCTTCCCGGCCACGCCCACCCGCAACTTGCGGGGTGTGAATTGCTCTTCTATGGGTACCGGCACGTGCACCGTTGGCCCGTGGGGAGCCAAGATCTCCCGGTACTTGGCAGTCATACAGATCCTGAGATCCACAGCCCTGGCCGCATTGTGCCATCTGTTTATTTTTGACTGGGTGCGGCCACTTTCCGCTTCTTCCAAGTGAGTGAAAAAAGCGGCGTTCTTGGTCCGTGGGAGCGGATTCCCGACCATGATCGACAAGTAAGGCCAAAAGAGGTTCAAGGCCACGTCCGTTCTAGGACGTTCTCCAATTGACCAACCAAGCCGCCCGGTCAAGATATCGGCATACCTGCCCAAGATCCACGGATCCCGCTTGCCCACAAGGTGCACAGTGGGGGAAGCCCGCTTTGGGCTTCCCCTATCACTTCGGCTCATTCAAGCCGCCCTTCTATTCGCTATACACGCAGTCCCCGGCGTCATACGTGGCATCGTAAGCACCACCATCGGGATAGTACGGGCTACCATCTGGCGGATAGCTGGACAACGGCGGGTTAAGCGGCGTCACGCAAACGTTGGATACCCGGCCACAAAGGAAGGGCATAGCCACAACCAAGCGTGGTTTCACCGCCAAGCGCACGTCAAAGCAAGTGTTGGTCCGTTCCTGCCACACGTAAAAGCGGCCTTCATCGGTTGGCTGTCCACCGTAAAGCTCTTCCTGGAAGCCGGTGATGGAGTCGCCCACGCCCGCCCTAAAATCTTGGAATTCGCCGTAAACGTTGGGGAGCCCCGAGATCTGAAGCGTCAAGATGTAGATATCACTGATTCTCTGGTTTCCGCTTGCCCCGTTGGTGAATGGCATATAGTCATCCGTGACAACCGGGATGTACATACCGTGCACCAAGAGCACTTCACGGCGGCGTAGGTCATCGGCAAACTGGCGTGCCCAGTCGGAAGAAACAAACTGCACTTGGTTGGTTGCCGTTCCAGCCACTGGGAGCGTGGTGGAGCACGGCCCGATCTGGCAAGCCCAATACTCATACAGGGCTTCGGCCATCTCAGTGCGCATGACAAGCACCATGTCTTCAGCCTTCGGGCGGCCTAGACCGGCCTGGCGTGCCCTCTGGATGATCCGTTGCACAACCGCTTCCAAGTAGGCATAGATGTTTTTGCCGCTCGTTTCGTCACTGATACAATCGCTTTCAAAGTCTTCGATCTTGGAGTCCACGGCGGGGCACGGGATCCGGCTCTGGACATCGGTATAACCGGTGTTGATCAGAATCTGGAACCCATCAAACATGTTCCGGTTCGTGGCCCTGTTACCGGTGTAGATCCATCGGCCTAGAATCTGGCGGACCTGAATGGCGGCGGCCACGGCTCCCCACTCTGCATCATTCTGGATCTGGGTGCCGGTGGGAGCGATCGTTTGGCCGCCAACGGTCAGACTGCCAAAGGTGCGGAAGATCGGGTATTTCTCACACCATCGGGTGCCAAGATCCAGCCGGTCATACTCGGGGGATCGGCCACGGATACGGCCAATGCACCATTCGAGTTCGCACCCGCGCCAATCAGACACGGGGGGATCGCCACATTGATCGGTGGGTTGAGCATAGCCACCCAAGTGCCCGATCGCCGTGATCACGGGTTGGCGGCGCACGTCCGCCGTGGTGGGCTTCCAGGGAATAACGGCGCAAATGCCGTCATCGTTCACCGATGCGTTGATCAAGTTGTCATCTGCACAAACGGTGAAAAGTCCACCATTGCCATACAAAAGGGTGTTGGTGAGTGCTTTCCGGCGCACGGCCACACCGCCCATGTCATTGCCCAACAAGTTCAGTAGGGTTTCAGACTGGCCCGATTCAGCCAACCGGACAAGCATTGATAATGTGTTCTGATCCATCTTGTTACCTCCAAAATGTGTTTCTGGGTTTCATTCCTGCCAAAAGGCTCCGGAATGGGTTGGCTATTCGCCCGCGCCAATAAAGTGCGCTAGTGGGTGCTGTGGTTCATCGTCGCCAAAATCAAGGCGCTTCTGAAGCTCTTCGATCAAGTCCGCCGTGTCGCCAACGTCTTCGGCTTCATCGGATGGCCGGGTGGACTGAGCAAAAGACATTTCCGGCAATCGCTTGACCAAAGCCGCAATAACTTCCGCCGCCTGGTCCCCTGCTTCCAAGTTCTTGACCCGTTCGGTCAATTCCACGACCTGGCCCGCCGTGGTTGATAATCCGGCAAGGGCTTCAGTGACTGGGGCAAGCCTGGCGTCCACGATCTCGGCCACGGCGGTAAGAAGAGTTTCAACCCCTTCACCGCTCTTTGCCTTGGCGGCCATTTCCTCTTCCTCTTCCTCTTCCATGTCCGGATCCTGCTTTTCTTCCATGACCGGATATTCGCCCATGCGCTTCTTCATGCTTGCACATGCCTTCTTCAAGGCTTCGTTCTCAGGATCTGCTTCTGCCATCTTTTCCAGCATGCCAAACAGTTCCTTGTCTTCCGCCTTGACCTTCTTCAGGAATGCCGGGAAGCCGCCCTTGTCGTCTTCATCGTTCTTCTTTCCGGCCTTCCCCACCAAGGCAAGATCACCGTCCATGGACTTTGACCCGGTGAACAACTCCTTGAGCATTGCCATGGCCTGTTCTTCTTCTTCCTGATTCTCAGGGCCAAGCAGTTTCAAGACCCGTTGCATTAGATCACTCATTTTGTTACCTCCCACTAGAATGTGTGTTTCTGGGTGAGCCGGTTTTAGGACCAAACTCGTGTCAAACTTCAACAACTTTGTATATACGCCAAGTTTCCGTTGCTTTGCTGGCGTTAAGAAGCCCACGCTCAACTTGATCGCGCCGTTTTTGGCCTTTTGCAGTGCCTTGTAGGCTAGTCTTGCAAGTGGGTTCTTGTCAAACTTTCCGATCTCGATCCAAAACTTGCCAATTCGCATCTCGCGCACCGATCGCCCTATGCGTGTCCATGGCACCGCATGTTCGATGTAGAGCCCGGAATGATAATTGTGCCGCTCTGCAACCTTGATCGCAAAGTCCATTCCCTTAACTGTTACCAGTTCCCCCACTCGATCCGTTGTCGCCTTTGAGACAATGGCGGCATACCATTGATCCCCCATTGCCTTCCAGACAACAAGCCCTGCTTCGGTTGGGTTTGAAAAAACTAAAGTATCATTTTGCATATTCTAACCTAGATCCAAGCGTGTCTGATCTTCGGTGCATATCCGCTGACATAGTTTCTATATCCAATCCAGACGTTTCAGCCCCTGTAAAAAGACCGGAAGCATTGGTATAATCTCTCCAAAAGTGCACCTGAAAAATGTCTGATAGTGTTGCTCCAACAGGGGGCGTAATCGTGCCTATACCGTCCGATATCTGGTTAAGTGTAAAAGGTGCGCCCGGATACGTAAAAATCGGATTACTCAAAGGTACCAATGTCCAAGCTGTGGTTTTGGCCAACCCATTGACTTGCCAACGGTAACCCATCAAAAAATTGGCTAATTCTGCAACTTCTTGCCACCAATGTACATGGAACTCTACAACTGATTGCACAAGCCAATCATGGTTAATCTGTAACGAATAAGCAAGATAGTCCGTTGGATACCTGGCCGATGCTTTGAACGTTATGGACACTTCGGCTAGATTTTGGACAATATCAGAGCCTGGGGATTCAAGACGTGATCCTAATAGCGGCCCTAGTTCATCACGCCACGTTGTGGCATCCCCTGTAAAATGCGCCGTGCCATCTTGCTCAATCGTGGTTGTGCCGGTCCCGGTTGGTGGTGTTTCTACCACAAGGTTAGCCGGTAACCCCCCGGCCCCACCTGGCACTTGGAATAATTGCAAACCGCCCATGATTACGCTCCCACCGCATGCCAGTTCACACGCCCGGCTCCACCTGCACTTTGAATATAAATCAGACTGGGATCATTGACTGGTAACGTTTCGCCCTGGCCTGGTACAAGCTCTACTGACTGAGAAGCGGCATTGCCCACAAAGACAGAAACCGTGTTATCTGGATCGGCCTGGACCAACACCGTGGTAACCGTTACTGAAGCCGTCAAGGGTGCGGCCACTGCTGGAGCCAAGCCGGTCCCATCATGCAACGTGCCCCCGGCCCCACCGCCTGTAGTAGCAACTGAGATCGACCCATCGGCCAAGCCGTTCAAAACTTCCAAGATTCTGGCCAACCATCTGTTGTTTGGCATTGGCATTGATAATCTCTCCTATTGGACCACGTGCCCAACTAGCAAGATGTGCATAGAATCAAGCGCCGTCAAGTTGTCTTGAATGATCATGTGTATTTCATCCCGCCCGTTTGGCGTATAGCTTCCGCTCGTGCTCCCACGTAGCCGGACGGTAACGCCCCATGTATTGGTCCAACTGGCCCGCACGCGCACACCCCAAGCACCCCCACCGGCCTTGTCGGTATAAACCACATCGCCGCCTGTGAACAAAGCCATCATTCCATTGGTTCGTGCTGTGCCCATGTTCTCGTATTCGCCGGTATCGCCTTTGTACTGGCGCAAGCTGATACCCCGAGTCAGGGCGGCAATGTCGCCAAAAAGTGAATCATCCGGTTGGCCGGGGCATACAATGCTAATGTGCATGCCAGTGATGTCAAAGTCTAGATCGGGCACGCTATAGCCGTGGAACTCTTGCCGGGTAACCGATCCATTTATGGCCATATCTTCCGTGAATTCTTCAAACGTGGTACCCGCCGCCATTGCAAAGTTGATCACACGATCAAGCGTTAAAGTGTTCCCGGCCACGCTTACCACATAGCCATAGTACCAGTTATTGGCCTTCCCGGTTGCAACTGGCTCCCCACCGGTCAAGCCGTGACCGGCGGCCACGTCGATCGTCCAGTCGCCAACGGAAGCCGGAGCCGTCAAGGTTATAATGTTGCCCGTATGCAAGTGAAGCGGTAAAAAGATAAGCCTTGTATATTGATCTTGGATGTTGACAGCAAGGGAGCCGGTTCCACCCGCTTCAGGATCGACCTTGATCGGATAATTGACACCATTTGATTCACCCCGGATCAACACGCCTATGTTGTTATTGCCCAAAGCGTTGATCACGTTGTAAACACGTGCTAACCACCTGTTGTTAGGCATTGGCATGGCTAAGTACCTGCTTTAGGGCATTGGCCCCGCTTCCAAGTCTTTTTTTTAGCTGTGTTTCAGTGGCAAGTAATGAAAATCTTTCCCGATCGTCATCACACGCCAACCAAACACAATCAAAGGTCACCCCGATGTAAGGGACAACAAGCGCCGGGTTGTGAGTGTTGGCCGGGATGTAGGCCATGGTGCAATGTGGAATAAACCCGTGCAACTTTGAAACTGTGAAACCGTATTGGCCAAGCTTCTTTACTAGCCTTTGGCGGAAGCCTGGCAGTACCGGCGCATCAAAAGACGTATAAAATGGGTTTGTGCCCTTTTCATCGTGGGCAAAACGCCCGATCCCGCCTATTTGTCCGGATACGGGGTGCTCGTTCTGTGCAAAACCCCGGACCACTTCCCGCAAAAGCTCTTTGTCCTTGACCTCTGGCATATAGGCCAAAGTGATATGATAATCCTGTATTGGTGTTACCTCAGAGCCTGGCGGAAAATGCTCCTTGAATGAGTCTAGTTGTTCACTTGCGTGTGGGGGCAAAAAGAATGCCACCATGGCCCTGCCATATTGCATTATGCACCTGCTCCCAAAACGCAAAAACGGGCATGCGCTCGTAAAGCGCATGCCCGCGTTATCGGCTATACCGATCCGGTAGGGTGGTCAGATAGTGCCGTTTCCGGATTTGCGGCGTTTCCCGCACTCGTAGGTAACGATCTGGCCCGTTTTCGTGACTATAGAGAGAGCGGAAGGCTCCCATTTAACTACCATTATACCATGGTTTTCGCTCACTCGCAAGCATCTAAGCTTTTGAATTAGTTGCATCTCTTCCGGACCAAGCCGGACAGCTTTCCTATTATCCATTTTGATCCTTTTGACACTCCGGGCAATGTTCTAGCTTGCTCTGGCAGTCTTGGTACTTTTCAGCCAAGGATTGATAATCCCCGTGCAAGGCTTCGATCTGCCTGGCCAAGTCTTCATTCTCTGTTTGCAGTATGCCAATATCGATCCGGGCTTCCGTGTAACTAGTTTGCAAAGCTTCGATCTGAAGCTTTTGCTCGTCTAGTTGAGTCCGGAGATCGGCCACGAGTTGATCATAAGATTGTACCACGGTCTGGGCCATATCTGTCAACTTGGAAGCATCGGTGATCTTTTCGCTCCGGTTCGTAACCATCCACCGGAAGGCTTCAGTCAAAAGCCCACCCACGCCAAGAGCGGCAATACCGGCTAAAATAAACTCTGGGCTCCAGGTCATCACGCACCGCCCCAATGTTTCATCTCGGCTTCCAGGATCTGGCTTACTTTTTTCTCGTTCTTGTCCGCCACATCGTTGGGCACCGGCCAATCTTTATGCATGGGCACCTGGCGGCGCTTTGCCTGGCGGCTATCTTGCTGTACCCATTCATTGTATGGCGCTTCTGTAACGTCTGAGTAAACGGTAACGGTTAGATCGCTCTTTTCCTTCTCGGGCTCCGAGATAGACCAAGAACGTGGCAAGTTGCCGGTCCTGAGATAGGGCACCTTGATGGCCCCGCTTCGGATCCCGGCAAGCACAAACTTTCGTTGGCGGTTCGTGTAGAATCCGCCCGGCAATGGCCCGGCAAGGTGTTTTTCTCCTGGCTTCTTGGTGGGCGGCGTAGCCAAAGGGGTGCGGACCACGTTGGCAGCCCTCTGGAGTGCTTTCCCGATCGCCTTGTCGAATTCGTCAAGATCGATCTCGTATTCTTGCCCTTCATCGATCACATCCCAAGCCATTGATTGATAATCCTTTACTGGGTTACATGCCACCCTTGAAACCAAGCCGACTTCTTGACCAATGCGGCCTTTGGTTTTGTTGCCTCTTCCAGCATAGCCTTGTAATCATGTTCCCGGAGCCACTTCCGGGCTTGCTTTGGCGTGTACTTTGTCCGATCAAAGCGGATCGCTTGCAGTTCCCCACCACCTTCCCGTTGCGTGGCCATAAAGCCAAAGATGGCATGGATACCCGGTCCAAACTTGTCATTGACCCGGCGTATTCGCTTGTACTTGCCCGGATCGTTGATCCTGGCGGCGTGCTCGTTTGGATACGGCATAGTTACCCCTTTACCTGAATTGCAAAAAACAGTAACAAAACGGGTGGAAGCGTGGCTTTTGATAATCGGGCACGATCTCTTCATCTATCGGCACCCACCCCGCTTGTTGGGCATCGTCACATATGTGGGTGGGGCACACCCGGCCAATGTCAGCCCGGATCGATCGCTTCTCCTTGAGCCCTGCACCCGTGGCCGTTCGCAATTGAGCCCCGGCCCAAAGATCGGTGTTCTCGGATACGGCAATCATGCGTGCCCGGCCCGCTCCAAAGTAGGGAGCCAAGCGCCCTTCCACGTCCTTCCACTCGATCTTTTCCGTGGCCAAGTCCTTGCGCACTTGATCAAGCAGTTCCCGGCGTGATCGCACTATGCTTTCATCACCTGTCAAACTGACCATGCCAAACATTTCTTCTTGGGCAACCTGGCGTGCCACTTGGTTGACCCGATCAAAGCTTACATCTAGACCGGGTTGGGATAGTACACTCATGCCGCCTTCGAGTGCCGATTGATAAAAAGCGGGCATGAGCGTGTCTGAAATTTGATCGCCCCATCCAGCCCAATACTTTGGATCGGCTAAAATGTCCGGGTTTGCTTCCAACTCGCTTATGATATCCCTTTGCCATAGATTAAGCACTTTCCTTAGTTGCTCGTTTAGGTCTTCCCACCGCTTGACGATCGGGATTAGTTGAGTAACCAACTCGGGCGGCGCTTCATCCAATAGGGCTTCAATCCCCGGATCGTTCCGGTTGACCGGCTCCAGGTCCAGATCGGCGGCGGTTAGCATAGACTGATCCAACTGCCAGTATGGCCGGTCAATCTCAATTGCCCCAGAAGGGAAGTGCATCCGGCCAATGGTGCCCCCTGTATTGCTTTTGATAATGTCGGTCACTGTGCTTATAGTCGGGGCGGCCATATAGTTGGGTATGACCTGCTCCATGGCCAATAGCTCCAAAGCCTGTTCCTTTGATAGCAAGCCCTCTTCTTGGCCTTGAGGCGGCACCCAAAGTTCTTTGATGTTCTTAATTCGCATCTGCCGGATACGCTCATGCGTTATGTCCTGTTCATCGTCCGGCGTGTCAAAACGAAAAGCGATATCTGGCGGCGTGTTCCTGGCGATCCACCGCTCGAATTCCACAATAAATTCCGCCGATCCCTTGCCCAAGCTCTTTTTGTGCTGGAGCCAAGAAGCGGCTTTGGTTGCCCCGTGGAATTCCACTTGCCATATCTCGGACACGTCGATCCCGGCGTCCAGGGCCACGACCTTAGAAAAGACTTCGTTGGCTTCCCGATCACTAAAGTTTTCCCACACCTGGCGGAAGCTTGTAAAGGCTACCTTGCACTCCTGGCCGTAAGTGTTGGATACCAACCAGAGCACGCCCGGCCATGTCAATTGGCCCTTTTGCTTCCGTTGTAGGGTGTATTCCTGCATGGCCTTCTCAACTTGTGGCCGTGTGAGCCCTGAGATCGTGGCAATGCCTTCCGGGGGCAAGTTTGACACCCGCTCTTCTTGGAACTTGAGCATGGCATCTGCCAAAGCGGCATAGCGCAAGATTCTAGACATAAAGCAGAACCCCATGCGCCGCCTGAATTGGTCCGTGGTAGGCAGTGAAGCGACCCGCAAGAATTGACCCTTCTTGAGCCCCTTCCACTTGTCTTGATCTTTGAAAATAAGCGGCCAAGACTTCATCTTGGTGCTCTTCCCGGCCACTCCTGTCTTTGATGGCAGTGTAACCGGCCCCGGTATAACGTGCCTGGCGTCCATATTCCACAAGGAAACGAGTGGCCCACGGGGGTAAAAGCTCCGGGTTGTTTCGAGTATGCCGCCTTCATCCGTGGTCAAATAGTCGGTAAAAAACAGTTTGATAAACTGAGTCCATCCCTCTTCATCCGCCCACGCAAGCATGTCATACCAGTGTTTTAGCTTCTTAACCGGCCCCACGATGGCCCACCCCAGTGAAGCAATCCGTGAAACCATCGTAAAGATCACACCTGACAACCGGCTATCATTGCGCCAAACACTTTCCAAGTAATCAGCCCGGCGCAAGGGGCACGACCATGGCGGGCATCCCTGGTCTTGACCGGCCAACAAGTTCACAAAGTTGGTTAGTCCAGAACTCCAGCCACCGGCCAACTTGGCCGGATCGGTAACTCGTAACTGGATCGATGATTTTGGCGCTCTGGCCTTCTGGGCAAGCTCTATTGATTCTTTTTTGGCCATTGTGGCCAATTGATCGTTTGATCTTGGCTCCATAGTTTTACCTTTGTCCATTTTATGGTATAATTCCCGTGTAGAAGGGAGCACACATGCAACTATCTGAATACATAACCCAAATGCGTGAAGCACTCAAGACACCGGGGGCGCACTTTTTTTATTTCCCCAATGTAGCAGACAAGCGCAAAGATCGCAACATGCGCCTTGCCCGAGAAATCGGCCCGGCCCTGGCCCTGCATCCCACCGATCAAATTGAATCCGTGATCCAAAGCTTGTATGGCATGTTCATCGTGGCCAACTCACTCGATCGCACCGGCGTCCAGGTCAATGCCAAAGAATGGTTAGAAGAAATGCGCCGATCAATCGCCTATTACTCTTCAGCCTGGTACAAAAAGCCGTCATCCCCTGGATAGGGTTCCGTGTGATCGTTTTTGCCGTCTAGGATCTCTTGCGGGATCCCGGTTGGGAATGCGTAACATACAAAAACCGGATCATCTAGTGGCCCTTTTGGATCTCGGAGCCATCGGCACCGCCGTTCTTGGCATGGGATAATTGTGGGCGTGGTCATTGCACACCTGCCAGTAGGTCATTGATAAAGCCTGTCTTCTCTGGTCCTGCAAAGTCCATGGCCTTCTTGTCCCCAAAGATCACACTTGTGAATGTTTCCGCAAAGTCTTCTTGGAAGTTAGTCCAAGCATAGGCACTCACGTGGCGGCCCTTCCCAAAGATTTTTGATGTTTCTGTAACCGTGGTGGTTTTCTCCAGTGCGTGGCCAATCTCATGCGCCCACACGTTGGGAAAGTTGGGGTAATCGCCTTCTTTGTGCCATACCACGATCTTGTCATGATCCCAAGAAGCCGCCGCCGTGGGCTTGTATTCTGGCCTTTCCCGGTATTCTACCCGGCCCCCTTGAGCCGCAAAGATCTTTTGTAGCATTGGCTTTTCTTGGAGCAAGTTTGATAATTGCGACAACTCCCGGTGCAACCGCTCTTCCGGCACGTTTCCTTGCACACTGACCTTGATTCCCTGGCCCTTCAGTGTCTCGATCGTATCGGCTGAAGTGGCCCCCACCTTCCCTTCCACCTTCTCATATAGATCGCCTGGCGTTTCTTGATTGATGGCCACAAACTTTTTGCCGCTCGTGCCGGTCCATTGGTAGGTTGCATTGTCCTGCACCTGCATCTTGAGCCGTTCCATGGTCTTTTCCGCTTCCCCCATCTCAGCAAAGAACGGATCCCGGAGTTTATCCACGTCCAAGCCCAACTTTTGGCCGTAATAGTCGAACTTTTCTTTATCCATCTCCATGACCCCGAGATACATATCTATATCTCGATCCGTGGCATCCGGCTTCTGGGCCTTGATCCCATCGATCACGGCCTTGGCGGCGGGTGTTGATAATGCGGCCTTCTTTTTCTTCAGGTACTTGTACAGGGCAAAGGCGGCCCCGCCCGACTTGGCCAACGATCCACCCCGTTGCCCCTTGCGCCCCTTGTGGCCCCAGTTACCAGAACCTGGCCCGCCACGGTCCACGATTGTCCAGCCAAACCAACCGGCTCTACTTTCCACCGTCCTCTTCCTTTGGCTCAAATAGCAAGCCGTTATCCCCTTCAAAAGGCAAAGCATGATCGTGCACTTCCATCATGATCGCCTTTGGAATGCCCTTTGGGAACGCTTCACACGTCCACCGTTCATCTTCAGGCTCTTGGAGCCGCTTGCATCCCTGGCATTGTCGGCTTAAAAGCAAAGTGGTCATTATTCCCCGCTTCCCAGAATGTAATTCACGATCTGTTGAGTGGCCGATGGTAGGCTTTGAAAATCCGGGTGCCGCTTCAGTGTGTAGGCTTCCGCCGCCGCTTCGGCCTGGTTCGTATAAGCATAGTCGGTAAGCGTCGTTTTGATGTCTTCACCATACCGCCCAAGTGCAAATCTTGCCCGCTCTTCTATGGATGTATCTTTGTGAGCCAAGTGATGGCCATATTCATGCGTGACTACACCATGGAAGAACTTGCTATAGGCATAGGGCGCACTACTGATCCCGGCTTCTAGTGGCCTAGTGCTATAGTAGCCCGTGTTTCTTACATATTCGCCTTGCGCATTCATGATCCCAAGTTCGGCATAGTTTCCATTGAAAAGAGTTACTTGGCCATCTAGATATTGGCCGCCCAAGCTCTCTTCCCTACTGCCTGGCTTTTGGTTCCGCAAAACATACGTAGCATCCGGCCCAATATCGCCCCGCTTGTGGGCTTCCACCATGCCAGTCATGAGCACATTTAGATCGTTCTCGTTTTGGATGGCCGGATCAAAGTCGCTATAGTGATCTTCTCGCACGCGCCGGACTTGATCAAGAATTCTGGACCCAACTTCATCCCGCCGTGCTTCAAGCTGTTCATCGGTCCACTCGTTGATCCGATCCCGGATCTCTTCCATTTCCACCCCTTCTTCCGCCCACTGTCTAAGTTGCTCCCGTGGGAATGTCCGCTTCAGTTCGGATCGCATATCCTCAAGATCGCGTTGTGTAGACCACTTGTAAGTGTTGCCCTGCTTGAAGGCTTCCACTTCTGCATTGATAATATCCTCTTTGGACATGCACGCAACACTATACCCTTGCGCCTGGAGCCAAGCAAGGTTTTCCTGGACACTGGCCCCCGTGGCCGGTTCCTTGGGCTTCTTTTTGGCCCTGGCGGCCCGGAGCCGATCTATAGTCGTTTGGATCTCTTCCGGTGTAGCATCGGCGGCAATGCCGATCGCCCCGTGGCCCCCACCTGGAGCGGATCCCCCACGTTTACCCTTCCGCCCTTTGTGGCCATAGTTTCCAGACTTGCCGGAGCCCTTGTCTACAAGCCCCCAAAACCAAGCCGCTCTATTGTCCCCACGTCCATTCATGGCCTGTATTCCTTGCGATCCGCTCTATATCTCGGGGGGTATAGGTCCGTTCTTGCCCTTGCCGGTCCACCTTCCACCCGGCTCCAGTTTCTTCCAGCAAAGGGAAGCCCTTCTTCTTTAGATACTCTCGGGCAAACTTGGAACGCTCGATCTCGTGTGATCTTTGCCATATTTCGCCAAGTTTCCCTTTTGGCACATAGGCCCGGATACTACTGGCCCCCTGCTCCAGGGCGGCCTTTGCCCGGTGCTTGCCGTCGATCACGGTGTGGGGTTGGCGGCCATAGGCCCGTTCTAGCTTGCCGCCCCCAAACCTGGCTTCCATCTTTTGGTTGCTATCCACCACGATCGGCGGCGGTTGGCCGGTCTGTTGAGCGTAAGCGCCCACCTTGGGCAAGTCCACTTCAGCCGGAAAGTGCATGGCTTCTGGATGCACCTGCACCAAAGCGAATTCTTGATCGCTATCGCTCATGTATTCTTTGGCCCACTCTTCCGCCGTCACCTTGCCGCTCTTGACCTGCTTCGGGGGGTTCGTGGCCACAATGTGATTGATAATCTCTTGGCGGCCAATGCTTTGTTTCTTGGCCTCTTCCAACGTTCCGGCCACTGGGTGCTTTGCCGTTTTCTTGTCCCGTTGCTTTTGGCGGTACTCCTGGACTGCCTTGCGCCGATCTTGCTCTGACAGGTCTACCCCGATCCCGATGGCCCCATGGCCCCCACCCGGCAAAGATCCGCCCTTCTTGCCCTTCCGGCCCCGGTGTTGATAATTCCCGGATGTGTCACTACCATGGCGCACAACCGTCCAGCCAAACCACCCTTGCCGATTCATACCCCGGCCTCTTGAAATTCCAGTGCCAAACGGCTGTACTCGTTTTCTAGGGCTTCGGTCAGTTCATCTATAGCAATAAGCCGCCGTTCCACCTGCTTTTTGGTCTGGGTGCCTTTTGTAAAGCTATCCCTGGCCAACTGGGCACGCATAAAGAGCATGTCATACTTGCGCCTGTACTCGTTATTTAGTTGCTGTGAATTCTCAGCATGAAAAGAAGCTTCTTTTGGCAACTTTTTGGGCGGCGGACTGGGCTTGTGGGTTTTGGCCGCTTCCAGGTTAAACCGGACAGCATCTTGGTGGGATATCTTTTTGGCGTCATCCTTATGCAATGCAAAAACGTCACCGCCCCGGTTGCGCACGTTGGGTAACCGCTTCCTTCTTTTCGTCTGGGGCGGCTCCTGGAGCGATTCCTAGCGTTTTATGGCCCCCACCCGGCAAAGATCCGCCCTTTTTTCCCCTACGGCCCTTGTGAAGCCAATTCCCGGATGTATCGGAGCCCTTTGTAACCACCCAACCACTAAACCAAGCCGCTTGTTTGTTCATCTGTCCAAAAACCTCTTCATTTTCTGGTCATGCACTTTTTGCGCTTCCTGCATGGCCTGTTTTATAGCTCCGATCCGGCTCCTTGCTTCAGGCTTGCCGATCCGGCCCCGCTTCAGCCAAACCAAAAGTTGGTCCACCCGCCGCTTGAATTGCCGGATCTTGTGGCCCCACTCTCGATTCAGTGCACGCAAGTCCTTGGCCGTAAATTTCTTTGATGGCAGTGGCTTCATAGGCGGGGGCGTGGCGTCCATCTTGTCCGCTTGTGGCGTTTTGATAATCTCGCGCATCTTGGCCTTGACTTCTTGGACCTGCTTCCGGTTTTCCCGGAATTGGCGCACCAATGCACTCTTTATACCTGGCGGCGCTCCGGCTCCGATCCCAATAGACCGATGACCACCGCCCGGCAAAGAGCCGCCCACGCTTCCCGGTGTGCCTCTATGTCGCCAATTTCCGGATGTATCCGCACCCTTGATCTGTCGATCAAGGATTCCACCCTTGGTTACTGGCCATCCTTGAAACCACGCACCGCTTCTTCTGTCCATTGATAATCCTTTGGCATCTTCCACCATTCATCTTCACGCCTGACCATGCCGACCACGCCACATTCCCGATCGTCATAGATCCGCACGTCATAAGGGCGGGCAAACTGCTTTGTGAGACTGTCCAACGCTTCCACCACAAAAGGAAACCGCTCCGGGATGTAGTCATGGGATACAAACAAGCCGCCCGGCCTGACCGTGTTGTAAAAGGGCATATCTTTCCAGATCGCCCTATGGCACCCATCCACAAAGATCATATCCCACAACCGCCCGGCATTGGGCAAAAAGAAATCCCAAGAAGCTTGTTGGAGCACTTTCACGTTGGGATACTTGGCCAAGTTCCGTTTTGCAATCTTGATCCGCTTTGGGAGCACGTCCAAGCTCACTATGTCAGCATCTGGAGCCCCTTCCGCAAGGCAAGCCGTGCTATAGCCAAAAGCACATCCAATGTTCAAGATCGCCGCTTCTTTCCCTGCAAGCTGGCGGGCAAGTAAAATCAGCCCACACGCTTGATGTAGGCCCACCTGGCTTGTTATGCCATGCATTCTCTGAAGCGGATAATACAACTCGGGGTGCGCCCCAGTAAAGAACGATAGAATGGAGCCCGGAGCCCCTTCTATACACACGGTCAACTTGGCAAGATCTATTTCATTGATGTACATCATTCACCTTCCAGGTAGTGGCCAAATTCCGTTTCTTGGATCAATGCCTTCACTTGCCGCCAATTGGCGATCAACTCGGACAAGGGATATTGGGCATTGACCCGGTGCAAAAACGGGGCGGCCATTTGATAATACGGCACGTCAAAGAAGCGGCATAGTTCATCATTCAGGGCTTCCGGTAACGCTTCGATCTCTTCCCCTTCAGTCATGTGCTCATAGTAAACCACTTTTGTGGATAGCTTGTGCTTGTCTATCTGGCCATAGGCGGCCTTGCGTGCCTTGATCCGCTCCCTGCAAAGGTCCAAGATCGCTTGTGGGGCAAGCCGGATCGGCTTTGGTTGTTTGGGTTGGCGGTTAAAGTGGTGGAGCGGGTGGGGATGTTCGGCTTTACCCTGGAGCACTGCCTTTTGAAAAAGAAACGAACATGCGGCCCTTAACTCATTGCGCCGCACCAAGTGGATCACCTTTATGCCCTTTTGCCCGGCAAGATACTTCCACACCTTTGGACCGGCCTGGCGATAGATCACTTTGCACATGGCCAACTCGCAAAACTCAGTCCGGAAGATGTATTGAAGCACCTGCTCCGGAGCTAAATCCGGAAAATACCGGTATAATCCGGATCGCCTGGCCAATGGTTCACCCCGTTGGCAAAAGATCAACGGGTGCGAGTCAAGGCACAAGGATAGAAACGATCCCCCGGTCCTATAATCGGTTAGGATGATCCCCGGTGTAGCTGGCATAGATTGCACCCCTTGGTTTTTGCGCAAAAACTTGGGTTATATGTCCATTATATCCCAAAACATCCCAACTCGCAATAGGCAAACGGTCACCTAAACAACTGCGGATCGTTCACATGGTGGATGGCCCCCGGCTGTTGGGCTTCTATGATCTCCCACTCCTTGGCCAAGTCACCGATTGATAAAAGCACAAACGTTTCCAGGAATGCCGGATCTTGCTCTTTGGCTTCCTGGATTGCCTGAAACGTTTCTTCAGACACGGTTAATTCTAAAGTGACCTTTACTTTTGGCATGGTTAGACCATAAACCCCCCGCCCGCCTGAATGCCCCCGGCCTCTTGTGCTGAAGCGAGAACATGGCGGCTAGAATCGGCAAAGTCGTTATCCTTGAGCACTTCCTTGCCCCGATCGTTTCGATGGATGGCCCCAAGTTGGTGCACCGTGGCGGGCATCGCTTCCGGATCAAGGTACAAAAGTGGTCCCTTGTTGGGATCCATAAGCCGCCTAACATAACGGTGACCGTCATCCCGGCGATCCACCAAGTTGGGGATCACGACAAGCCCGGCTTCATAGAATGCCTGGATACTCTTGGGTTGGTCCTTGCCGCAATAAAAGGGCACTTCCATCCCGTACTTGGCTTGAAAATCTTGGGCGATCTCGACCTCACGATCTGGAGTCGCAAACCGCTCCCCGTGCTCTTCTATGCCCCAGTATACCCCGTTGGGCATCTCTGCAAAGACTGTAAACACCAAAGGGTGATCAAAACCCCAGTCAACCCCGATCCCGTATTGGCCATAGCGCCGCACATCTTCCGGGGGCGGCCCTGGAGCGTGAAGATCGGGCAAAAACCTGGGATAGATCAAGTTCTGGCGCTCTGGAGCCGCTAGAAGCTTCTGGACAAGGTAAGTATCCGCATCGGTGCGGTAGTATTCATCTATGGCCACGTCCAGGGGCACGTAACCATCACTATGCCTTGCCCGGCCCCCGCACAATGCCGCCTTTTGGCCTGTCCGTGGGTGCTCCCATTGATAAAGTGGGCACTTGTGCTTCCGGCACTTGTGGCACCGCTCCATTGTCTCAAAAACCGTCCACCTGTAAAGCTTAAAGTTGCGCTTTTTGGCCTGTGGGAGCAATGTGGACAACATCATGCCGTGGGCAGTGTAAGCAGTAGACGCGATCAATGTCTCGGGCGGGTGCTCCTTGGTGCCGGATACCATAAATTGAGCCGTTTCAAACTGCTCCGGCGTCCAAAGGTCTACTTCATCTATCACCAAACGGTTGGGGTGGGAAGCGGTAACGCTCCTTGTGGCATACCCGGAGCCCCGGCGCACCCATGAGCCGTTGGCCCACTCCACATAATCCGTATAGTCCTTGACGATATCACGGGCAAGATACTTTTTTTGGAGCCACGTCTTCAGGTAGGACATGCCCCAATCGCCTTGTGCTTCCACCGCCGCAAAGTGGCCGGTGCCCGATCGCTCGTGAAACTTGGAGCGTAAAAGATTGAGCAATGAGAAATTGAGCGTTTTTCCGCCGCCCCGGCACGCCAACACAAGCGCCCTTTGGACCCGCCTAAAATAGATATCCGAGATTAGATCGAACGGTGCGCAAGATCCAGGATACACCGGCACTCTGGGGATGTGAATCCCAAGATACGCCTTGATCCAACTATGCAACTCGTCTTTATTCTTTGGAGCAAGGTCCGCCGCACCCATTATTCCTGCCTGTTAAAAAGTACCTTGATGCGCTCCAAAAGAGTGGCGCTTTTTTTGGGTATCCATTGATCAAGTAATTCTTGAAAAAATCCGGAAGCTTCCGTGGCCGCATCGGCAAACACAAGCAACGATCTAGCTGTCGCCAACGCCAAACCCGCCGCCCCACTGCTAACCGGATCGCATGTCCCTTCACCTGGGGGCGGGCAGTCCGGGCAATCCGGACAATCGGGATCTTCCCCACAATCCAAACACTGAAGGCTAAACGTGTCCACGTAAGCATTCATATCCCGACCCGGATCGACAAAGATACCCAGAATGAAAATAGTAGACAAGTCCGACCTGGCCACGAACTCCAGATCGTTAAAGGGCAACCATCTGTTGTGTGGGTGAATCGGAGCGGATCGCAAGTTGCGGGGATCGTCCACGTTCGTGGAGCCGTAAGGGCTTACCCGAGTCTCAAGGGAAGCCGGTACATCGTTCCCGTTGTCGTAAATACACCAAAGCTGACCAAAACCTGACAACCGGTAACGCCTTCCGGGCACCGTGGGCACGGTTTGATAAAGTCCGCCGTTGGGCCTGGCATAGTTTGCAAACCACTGGGCGGCCCTGGCCCCCGAGTGCACGCGATCGGGATGTAGTTCCCTTTCAGCCGGTTTATACTCGGGCATATGGCCCAACCAATAAGCTGTCCAGTGCTCCGGCACCTTGATGGTCATCATTGGATGGCCATTTGAGTCTAATTGGTGCGTGTATGGCTCTTCCATACCTCCATTTTCTAGAACCTCTATCGGTTCAGGCATTGGTTCATCTCCTATATCGACATAATAACCTAAATTGGCCGCTTCCTGGAAGCCCTGCATGACCCCGCCAAGGCCATCCATGTACCACTGGTCATACCGTGGCCATCGGTAACAAATGCACGCTTCTATGGTCTGGAAACGCATCTGATTCCAGCCGTCGATCTCTGCCATGGCCCCCTGAATCCATCCGTTATCTACATCCAGCCACGGCCCGTTCTGGTTTGTCTCGGTGATGTAGACCGGCCTGTTATTGTACCACTCGGGGATAACGGCCATAAAATCTTGATAGGCCCGGAAGTGGTACCGGCGATCTTGGTAGGGCGGATCCATCATCTGTTCTGAAGTGATCAACATCGGATCACTGCCATGGGTATAAGTATGAAGGGCTATGCCACCCACAACCGCTTCAGCGCAATAGTTCAACTGGTCAGTAAAATACTTTAGCCAATCTC